TAATACTAACTTATTAATTTTAGAGCAAGCGATTGGTGGATACACTGGAGTGGCTTTAAATGCTACAACAGGAGCAACCTTAACTTTTTCCAATGGTGTTTTGTCTAATGGTAAAGATCAGGTTATAAAATTAACAGGGACTATTACATCTAATGTAAACGTAGTTATACCTGACGGAGTGGAAAAAACTTATATTGTAGAAAATGCAACTAGTGGTGCTTTTACAGTTACTTTTAAAACTTCTTCTGGAACAGGACCAACTTGGTCTGCTACGGATAAAGGAATTAAATTTTTATTTTCTGATGGAACTAATGTGGTGGATGTTAATGCAGATTTATCTGCTTCTACATTTGCAAGTATATCTTCTGGACAAGTAGACATTTTAGCTCAAGCTGAATTAAGATTACAAGATACTACGGGAGGACAATATGTTGGATTTAAAGCTCCAGGAACTGTTGCGTCCAACCTTACATTTACCTTACCTGGTGCTGATGGAAGTAGTGGTCAAGCTTTAACAACAAATGGTGCAGGTACATTATCATTTTCAACCGTTACACCGAGTTTTAGTGCAGTAGGTGAGTCCATTATTCCTAGCACAACAGATACATATGACCTTGGAACTCCATCAGCGGTTTGGAGAAACATTTATACAGGTGACTTGCATTTAAATAATGAGCATAAAACTGAAGGTAATTTTATAGACGGAACTAAAGGAAGTTGGACACTGCAAGAAGGTGCAAGTGATTTATTTGTGATTAACAATAAATCTGGAGAAAAATATAAGTTAAAATTGGAGAAAATATAACATGGCGTTTATCTCTAGTGGAACAACCATCTTGGACAATGGTGCATTTAGTGTTGGATTAGGTGGATTAGTTTTATTATCAGAACAAACTGCATCAGCTTCAGCTTCTATATCCTTCACAAGCGGTATTGATAGTACCTATGATATTTATAAGTTTGAGTTTATCAATATTCACCCAGCAACTAATGATATTACTTTTCAATTTAATTTAAGTACCAATGGTGGTTCAACTTATGTAGTAACCAAAACAACTACTCTTTTTAGAGCAACACATGGAGAAGATGGTAGTTCGGGTGGACTTTCTTATTTACCAAGTTCATCTTTAGCACAAAGCACAGCTTATCAAGCACTTGCTCAAAGTGTTGGTAATGATAATGACCAAAATATAGGTGGCTATCTTTATTTATTTAATCCGTCATCAACTACTTATGTAAAGAATTTTATTACAAATGTTAATTCTACTGCACATAGTGATAGAACAAATAATGAATTTGCAGCTGGATATGGAAATACGACAAGTGCTGTTAATGCAATAAATTTTAAATTCTCATCAGGAAACATTGATGCTGGAACAATTAAAATGTATGGGATAAAAGGATCGTAATATGGGAGTTATATCAAACGGAACAACTTTAATAGATAATGGTGCTTTAGATCCAGCAGTACCATCAGGATCACTTATTTTATTATCTACGCAAACTGCAAGTGCAAGTGCAAATATTTCATTTACATCGGGAATAGATAGCACATACGATTTTTATGTGTTTGAGTATATTAGTATTCATCCAGCTACTGATGGTGCTGATCTTGAATTTAACATGAGCACTGATGGTGGTTCTAATTATAATGTAACTAAAACAACAACTTTTGTTAGAGTACAACACAACGAAGCTGATTTTGACACGGGTTTACTTTATATGACTTCTCTTGACTTAGCACAAAGCACATCATTTCAAAAATTAACTGAAGATACTGGTAATAACAATGACCAATCTTTATCTGGTTCAATCTCAATATTTAATCCCTCATCAACTACATATGTAAAACATTTTATATCTAACTCTCAAGGATCTAAAGATGCTGATTATAGCATACAAAGTTTGGTAGCTGGGTATGGAAATACCACAAGCGCTGTAAATGCAATTCGTTTTCAAATGTCAACTGGCAACATAGATGCTGGAACAATCAAAATGTATGGAGTGAAATAATGGGATTAATTAGTAACGGAACTACAATCTTTGATAATGGTGCGATGGCATCAGGTTTTGGTGGAAATTTAATATTTATTTCTAGTGCCACGGCTTCTGCTTCTGCTAATATTAGTTTTACATCTGGTATTGATAGTACTTATAAAGAATATGTTTTTTATTTTGTGAGTATTCATCCAGCTAGTGATGGTGTTCAATTTCTAATGCAAGGTAGCACAAACGGTGGTTCTTCTTACGGAGTTACAACTACAGATACTAATTTTTCTGCTTTCAATAGAGAAAATGGTACTGGTGCTGGATTAGGTTATTATTCAGCTTATGATGTAGCACAATCAACAAGTTTTTTTCCTCTTCATTCTGATTTTTTGGATAATGATAGTGACAGTTCGTTTTCTGGTTCTTTGCATTTATATGATCCAAGTAGTACTACTTATGTAAAACAGTTTATGACAAGAAATCAATCTGTATGTAGTTCATCGCCAAACTATACATTTGATAGTTTTACTGCAGGATATTTTAATACAACTTCTGCAATTAATGCAATTCAGTTTAAAATGGGAAGCGGAAACATAGATGATGGAACTATTTATCTGTTTGGAGTAAACTAGACAAAGGATATAAAATATAATATAAGGAGAACATTATGCCACATAAATTAGTAAATGGAGTTCAGGTAGAACTAACACAAGAAGAAATAGCACAAAGACAAGCTGAAGAAGCTGCTTGGGCTGCTGGTGCGTTTGATCGTGCTATGGCTGATTTAAGACAAAAAAGAAATGCTCTTATCTCATCTTGCGATTGGGTTATGTTATCGGACTCTCCTATAGCAGATACAACCGCTTGGCAAAATTATAGACAAGCATTAAGAGACATTACGAACGGTTTAACTACGGTTGAACAAGTTCAAGCGGTTACTTGGCCTACAAAACCATAGTAATTATAAACTTTATATTCTTTCAAAAAGATATTATAAAGGTGTATTATGCCTTTACAAAAAATACAATTTAAACCTGGTTTCAACAAAATGGTTACAGCTTCCGGAGCTGAATCGCAATGGATTGATGGCGATTTTGTTAGGTTTAGATATGGACTTCCTGAAAAAATAGGTGGTTGGTCCCAACTTACAACTTCTAATCATACATTACCAGGAGCAGCTAGATCGCAACACGCGTGGACTTCTATAGCAGGAGAAAAATATGTAGCTATAGGAACTTCTCAAGGATTATTTTTATATTACTCAAATTCTTTTTATGACATTACACCTTTAGATACAGCAATTACAGGTGCAACTTTTGATGCAACCACTGGTTCTGCAACTGTTACGGTGAATAAAACCGCACATGGATTACAAGATGGAAGATATATAACTTTTTCATCTGTTACCGTTCCTACAGGTTCTGGTTATGCAACATCCGATTTTGAAGATAACACTTTTGAAGTAAGAAATAAAACTGCAAATACATTTGATATTATTATGCCTTCTAATTCAGCCGGCACTACTTCAGGGACAGGGTCAGCTCAAATTGATCCGTATGTAGTTGTAGGTCCAACTTTTCAAACTGCAGGTTTAGGTTGGGGTACAGATACTTGGAGTTCAAGTACATGGGGAACTGCGAGTGCAACTAGTAATGTGATTTTAGATCCAGGTATATGGAGTCTTGATAATTTTGGTCAAATCTTAATTGCAACTATTCGTAATGGAAAAACTTTTACTTGGGACGCAGGAGCAGCAGGAGCTAGAACCCTAAGAGCAACTCTTATGTCTGGCGCTCCTACAAAAACAATTTTAACACAAGTTTCTGATAGAGATAGACATTTATTTCATTTTGGAACGGAAACAACCATTGGCACTTCAACAACTCAAGATCCAATGTTTATACGATTTTCTAATCAAGAAGACTATACTACATATCAACCAACAGCTACCAATACTGCAGGTACATTTAGATTAGATAAAGGTAATGAAATTGTTGGAGCGGTGTCTGGTAAAGATTATACTTTAGTATTAACTGATACTTCAGCGTATGTTATTCAATATGTAGGTCCACCCTTTACATTCTCTGTTCGTCAAGTAGGAACCAATTGTGGATTGATTGGACAGAACGCATTAAGTTATTCTAA